TGTTAATCCCATTACATCTGCAGGATTTATTGAACCTGTTGAAGAGGTTAAGGCACTAGGTGCTGTTAATGGATAAGCTACTTCTGTAACTACAGAACCGACACTAGATGTTGCTGAAACACCTACTACACCCATTACATCAGCAGGATTTAATTCACCAACACTTGCTGTTGCTTGAATTCCTGTTAATCCCATTACATCCGCTGGAGATATAGATCCAACACTTGTTGTTGCTGATACTCCTGTTAATCCCATTACATCTGCAGGAGATATAGAACCTACAGAAACGTCTGCTTGAGAACCTTGTGGTATTTGTATTTCAGAATTATTAACTGTAAGATCACCAACACCTGTTGTTGCAGCTGACGGCGCTGTTAAAACAAAAGCTCTTTCAACTACAACCGATCCAACATTAGATGTTGCCGATTGACCTGTTAAACCCATTACATCTGCAGGTGCTATTGCACCAACTGATGAAGTTGCTGATTGTCCTGATAAAATATAAGCTACTTCTGTAACTAGTGATCCAACACTAGATGTTGCTGATTGTCCGGTTAAAGTTATTGAAAAATCTGATCTTGTAGTTATGGAACCTACACTCGAGGTAGCACTTTGACCTGTTAAAGTAACTATAGTAGGACCTTGTTCGCCCCATTGATTTGAACCCCAGGTAGTACCGGCTTGGTTCCAAGTATTAGACATAAGGATTTACCCCTATGCTATTCGAACTATAGCGTTACTTGCGTCTGCTGCTGGAAATTGAATTGTAAAAGTTCCGTTTGAAACTGTTTTGTCTGCTCCAAAAGCAACAGCACAAACTGCAGGATCGCCAGAAGCTGAATCATTAAAAATTAAACATCCATTAGCTGTAAATGAAGCTGATGTCCAAGATACGTCTGCAAAATCACATACTGCAGTATCTGTTGATAGAACAGGAGTTACACTTGTAAGTGCTTCCCCTTTTGCAGTGTAAGCTGAACCCGATGTGTTTGAAATTTCGTTTGTTGAACTGTAAGCAGTTGTTGATTTATTTAGTGTAGCTGAACTTGTGTATAGAGCTATGTTAAAAGTATTTCCAGATGATGCAGTAAAGTTATGAACTGCTTTTAAAATTTCTGTTTTGAAACTATTACATATTGCCGATGTTATTGCCATAATTTTTTCTCCTAATTACTGAGGCGGTGACTCGATTGGTAATCTTACTGTTCCATCCGTGTAATCGTCTCTTCTTCTTCTTCCAATTTGCATAGCTGCAAACGTTTGTAAAGAACTTTTATACTTATTTTCATATAGTGTCAACATTTCCATTGGACCTTTTAAAAAAGCAAAAGCTTCTACTAAACAAGCATACAGTAGTCCTTGTGGAAAATATGTACTTAAATATGTTTCTGCAGTACCAGTAGTTCCAGAACCTAAACCAGTAGGCATTTTGTTATAATACACTCTAAATTTGTAATTAGCATCAGGTGTTGGTGCAAGAAACATACCTCCTGAAGTAGTGTCTGTAGTGTTAGTAGCGCCTCCAAACATGGAATAATATTTAGGTAATCCTGTAACATCTTGAGCTGTTTGTCCTCCAGAATTTCCTGTTAACTCTCCTACATACTCAGATATAAAAGTCTGGTCTCGTCTCTCTAACCACCGACCTTGACCAGTAGTAGCTGAAGTAGAATTAAATACTTCTATACCTCTTATAAATAAAGTTCCTGCTGGTGCATTAATTGTATTATCATCAGCAGCTAAAGTTCCTTCTTGTATAGATCTATCAGAATCCATTGGAACATCCTGGTTTATTCTAAACTCTGCAGACATAATAAAACCATCTAAAATAGTAGTTGTAAAAACACTATCATCTACTTCAGTATAATCTAAAATAGCTTGTTTTAATGTTGTGTATGTATATTTAGAAACTCCAGCCATAATTAACCTCTATCATTTACGGGTCCAATTGTACACTGAAAACCGCCCCCTGTTACTGCACTTGTAGCATTAGATACTAAAGGCACTGTTAATGAATTAAATATAATTTCTGTAGCAGGTTGTGCGCCTGTATTAAAAGTTGTTCCTACAGCTGTTGCTAAATAAGATCCATAAACTTTAGCTCCTGATAAATGAGAGCCAGCTGTTGTGTTAGATAAAGTTCTACCTTTGTATGGAGCAGAAGTTCCACGTGTGCATCCTGTTAAATTGTTACCAGTTTTACCGGTGTATTCAATTACTTCATTTAAATATTTTCCATAATTAGTTGTGTTTGGAGTTGTATCAATTTTTTCTATCATAATAAAACCAGAAGTTGGAAACTCAGTTGCATCTGTTAAAGTAATTGTCGTGACAGAATCATTTATATTTCCATTCAATGTTGTAGATAATTCTAAAGTTGTAATTGCAACACCTCCAACTGGTTGTTTAACAGCTTGAAATCTTACATATGTTGTGCCTTCATTTAATTTATTATCAGGAAAAGAAACACTTAAAACTGTAGATGCTGCTGTTGTTGTAAATGGATTTTCTGGTAAAATAACTTGTACAGGAAACTCAACTCTTGCAGGTCTTGCATGTAGTAATCCTTGTGGATCTGCTCCTATAGGATGTGGTTCTAATTGTGGTTGTTTAGGTTCAAATTCAGATGTATGTACCCATGCACCTGTCCATTCTTTAACCATTTCTTTATATGGAAAAGCTGCTCCTGATCTATCAGAGATTGCTAATGCTCTACTACCTTTTGCAAATCTAGCCATTATATATTTGGATAGTATGTCTTCGGAGTAATAAATGTGCTAGATGCAGAACCATCTTCAGATAATGCTCGAGCTAATTCATCCTCGTACAACAACTTCATCTCCTGTGTTCTTTGTGGTGCAAACTTCATAGATAAATAATAACATAATCCTGAAACCATGCATGGTACAAATCTAAAAGGCGTATCACCTGAGTTAGTAAAAGCTCCTGCGTCTTGAATTCTTTTTACATAATAAACACTTAAAAAATTTGATGCAGCAGTTGAATTAGGTAAAGGATAAATAGTTATTGTAACTTTATCTATAAATCTTTGAACCCAAAATTGTGAAGGTGTTCCATTAGATGCTTTGTTTGCTGTTGCAGCATACGCATCTCTTGCAACTTTTGTTAATCCTGTATCGGATTGAGAAGTTGTATTATAATTTTGTCTGTAAGAAACATTTAAGATATCTGAAATACCATAAATATTTGTAACAGGTGTAGTTGTAGCTTGTGGAGGATTTGCCCCACCGGCTGGAACGTCTGTTGAATTTCTATAAAAAGTATATGTACCTGAACCTTCATCAGTTGCGTCTACATTTGTTGTTGAACCTACAACTAAATTAACGTTAGTATTTCCTACTTCCCAAAAATGTATTCCTCTATTTCCCCATTCTTGAAAAAGAATGTTTAAAGATCTTCTAGCAGTTTTAATTTGATGACCAGCAGTGCCTACTAAACCTAAACGTTCGTATGCGTCTGCAATAATTTCATCAATTGAAAAGTCTTGATCAAAACTATAAGACTGTGAAGTAGTGTTTGCCATTGGCCACTCTCCTTAAAAAGTTCCTATTACGTAAAAAAAATCACAATTTGTAACGTCTACGTATGCACCCTCATCACAATAAATACCAGCTCCAGGCATCTGAAACTCATGTACGTGGTTTGCTGCTGTTCCAAATTTACCATGAAAAACTAATTTAGATGCTGTTTTAGAACTACCTGTTTCGTTATATATTTTTATTTCAGCATCAGCGGCAGTAGATTGAGCAAATATATTCATAATATTTACTTTCAATAAATTAGTAGCTGTACTAGTGCTACTAGTATTTACTAAACCCTGTAGTTGTCCATCCGCTGTTAAGACAACTGATTGTCTTACTTTTGATGATATTGATGACATATTTTTATCTCCTTATATTTTATGTGGGGCCGAAGCCCCACACTAATTTTTATTAACTTAAATTATTGTTCTGTAGGTAACTAATAGTTACTGTAGCAGCACCTGCTGAAGCGTCATTGTTTGCACCATTGTAGATGAAACCGATTCTAACATCAGAAGTTCCAATATCTTTCCAGTTTGCACATAATGCAGCTGTGCCCATAGCGATTGAACCTACTGCTGATATGACTGTGTCGTTAACATATAAATCAGTATCCGCAGATGAGCCAACTTCAAGTATATCTGCACCTGAATCATTAAACGCAGTTTCTACGTTTACGTCAACAGATACGATTTGAGAGTTAGCTGGGATCACAACGTTTGTATCAGTCGCTGTTCCTTCAGTAGCAAAAGTAAATGAAAATGATTGAGACATTAAAACTTGTCCTGTGTTTTTAACATCAGTTCCAACAGTTGTACCTGTAGTATTTCTTATGTTTCCGGCCGTAATAGGTCCAGAAAAGTTAGTTGTAGCCATGATTATTCTCCTAGTTAAATTCTACATAGTCTCTAGGCCGTCGACTATACTGCGTCTATGCAGAATATTAATTTATGTATAGTGTGATTTTTATACATCACTTTTTAGTAGAGTGCAAGAGAGCCTGTAATGTGGAGTGGATTTATCCAACGATGTAGCTTTTTATTAAGTAGCTACAGAAACTTGAGGAGTAACACCTTCTACAGTGTTTTGTCTGTGAGCAATAGCTGCTTCTTCCAGCTTGATCTTAGTAATGACTTCTTTGACTTTGTCATCAATTCGGACCATTTCAAGAGTATACCTATTATTATCTAGGTGCTCCTGTTCCCACTTCAACTCCAAGGACCTTTTTGTTTTGTATAGGTCTTGTATCATTTATAACCTCTTCATAAGTTATTCGATAAGGAACGTTGCTAAACATTCCCGATTTTTCCCAAACTATACTATTTTCTCCTAGCTTGTCAACTATTGATTGCTCTAAAGAAATGGCATCATCGTTAGATTCTACCTCGAATCTACCGTGATGGTCGTAAGCATATATGTTTATTAGGAATTTTTTCATGGTTTTATCTTTCTATTTGTTAATTGTGGCGAGACTATGTCCCGCCACAAAAAATTAAGTATTAAGCTCCTGGAGAACCAAAGATACCTCTAGGGTCAGATACACCAAATACGTATCTTTCTCTAGCTTTGTATCTTACATTACCAGTATCGAAGTCACCTTCCATTTTAGTAGTCAATGGAGATCTTTCGAAATGTTTCATACCATTAGGCACGTCTGTAATAATCATAAACGCATCAGTGTCTGTTAAAAAGTTATTAACAGAGTATCCTTGAGGAATCATCCCCATAGATCTAATTGCGTTGATATCATTATCAGCAGTTCCAACTCTACCAGCAGAAGCCATAAGTCTTTCAGCTGTGAATTGTAGTGCAGATGGGATGATCATCTTAACAGCTTTTGCAGCAATCTTTAAACCTCTTTCATCAGTAAGTCCAGCAATGTCAATCATTGATT